TTCTGACTCTTTTACAATGTCATCCATATCTGTAGAATCTAAAATACAAAATGAATAATTTTGCATTTCTTTGGTTTTATAACCTTCATCTTTAGAGATGTCTTTATTTTGCATAGTTTGAGTGTGTACTTCTACACCCATTTCATATAAGTCTCTTTGGACTTCACTAATAGCTTCTTTACAGTTTGCGAATATTCTACTCATTTTAATTTACCTTCTGATTTTAATTTTTGTTCAAGTTCTTTGAACCTTGTAAGTTTGTCTCCTGACAACCTTCCATGTTGGAAATCATATTTCCAAGCTAAGTATTGACTTAAGTCAGTTTTTTCGAGGCTAGCTTTATCAAAAACTTTACCCTCAATTTTATCTTGTCTTCTCTTTTTCTTAAGAGCAATGATTTTCTTTTTAGCAGCCTCATTTCTTGTCATACTTGCCATTTTATATTATTGTCCGTATTTGGATAATATATAGGCTTTTCCTTTATTTATAAAGGTTGCTATTTTTCTACCTCTCAGGAATAAATTAATATTTACTCCTTTGACGGAATTGATTAACTTGGTGCTTTTTAAAGTACAAGTTATATATGTCAGAATCATTTAAACCTACTGATTTAACAATTGTCAATAGATTATTTAAAGCTTCGTCGATATATCTTTTAAATTTGTTCCTATCTGTTAACACATGTGATTTTTTCCACTTCTTATTTCTAAGACAGTTTCCAGCTAATGTCATTGATTCAACGAATCTCCAGTGTCTTTGTTCGAAATCATTATACCCTAATGTATTGTGATTGATTCCATATTTAGAGATGTCATCAAAATCAGATGCTTTATAACCAACGATAATACATAATTCAATGAAGAAGTGCAATGCATCAATTATTTCTTCACTGTAGTGAATTTTTAATTTGTCATTAATTTTTCTCCAAATATTTTCAGATACAACCCCATGTTCAGAGCTTTGTTTAATTAACTCATCTCTAATAACTTCAAATGATTCTCCAACTTCTTCGATAGCTCTGTAGATAAAATCTTTTAACCAGATTTGTCCTTCAAGTGTATCAAGATTAGTTGAAGTCTTATCCATAAGATCTCCCATCTCTTCGATGTCAATATATTTATCAACAAGAGTTTGTTGCTTTTCAAATAAAGCTTCCAGAATATTTTCTGGCATTACATCTGCGTCTTTCATTTCAGTTACATCAACCATTTTACTAAATCCTCAATTTTTGAATCAATATTTCCGTCTTGATTCACAACGTCTATTTTCTTTAATACAGATCTATCGAAGTATTTTTTATATCTGTCATTTAAAATCTTAAGATCTTGCATGTCAATATAATCTTCACCTCTATTCATAAATCTCGTTTCTAATGTTTCAACATCAACATTAATCCAAATATAATATACTTCTAGATTCTCGACTCTAATTAATCTGTTTTCGAATCTAGTATAAAATCTATCTCCGAAATCATCTTCACCTCTTTTATAAGAGTAACACATTTGACTTTGATAAAATCTATCCATGATAATAAATCTATCTTCTTCATCTGTTTTAGCTGCTCTTCTAATTAGAGATAACAGATAATTATATTGGTCCTTGATTTTATCTTTTTCTTCGATAGATCTTGGTTTATATGTGTTCTTAATAATAAATCCGTTATTAAGTCTTTTAGCAAGTCTTTCAATAAAAGTGGTTTTACCACTTAAATCGGTTCCTTCGATAATTACTAACTTAGTCATTTTTCATAGGCCTCATTAATTTTTCATGCAATGATTTTTTCATAATGAAAAGAATGTTTGATTTTTGCATAACAATTGGTTCATAGATTTTTTCTTCTCCTTCTGGAAATGAAGGCACCATTGTAATCTCGAAAGTCGAGATTGCATGGATTCTACCAGTAACAGCAATTTGACTAGTAGCAACAATTACTTCTGTTTTACTTTTCATCCAGTTAATTTTTACTACTTCTGGATCGTAGTTATTTGATTTTTTCTCAGTCATTTTTAAATTTCTCTCCATGATATTCTATAGAATCATCTTCTTCTTCTTCAATGATTTTATTCAATAACTTTTGCATTTGTACTTGTGCTTTATCTAATGTCAGTTCTTTTCTTTCGTTACCAGATTTTGTATATCTGTCTTGAAGTATTAAAAGCAAAGCATTTTCAATTGCTAGAGGTCTATCAAATCCAGCCAATATTTTAATAATAGGCTTTGTGATTCTCTCCCAGTAATATGCATGATCATATTGAGGTTCTTCATCGAATTCATCGATTGTTATCGGGTCAATTTTAGGAACTCTATTTTTTACAATATAAGCAATCCTATCTCCAGGGTAAACATCATATCCCTGTTCTTGCATTCTCATAGCAACTTTTACATGTGCTAATAATGTTTTCTTTTGAAGAGTACCATCTGCTTTAACTTTAGGTTGACCAGTCTTTTTATCGATTATATAACCATCATAATATTCAAGAGGTTGTCCTAACGACTTTTTCATAATTAAATATTCTTTATCTAATTCATGATTTTCAGTTTTAAACCTAAGTTCTTGCATCATACTAACGAAAGAATCTCTATCAAACTTTTCTCTAAGTATATCTTCTACAAGATTTTTCTGTAATATCTTAGCTAGAGGATTTGTATCTTTTTTCTTACATTCTAATCCTTTGATATCGATCTTCTCTTTCATCTCTCCAGTAGATTTATCTTTTACCAGCATCAATGAAGCGTAATTCTTCTTCTTGATTGCAAGCATTGTTTTTAGAGTTTTCTCATGTTCGAATACAATGAAATGTTTAGATTTCTTAGTTTCTTTCGATCCAGCAACAGGAATATCAAAATTACCATTTAATCCAACTTCTTCAGCATATTCATCAAACATTACTTCGAATGCTTTTTCAAGTTCTAGAGGTTCCATATGGCAATCTGGTCCTTTTTTAAAGATGATAGAATCCGTATCTCCTTGAACAACAATAAATCCAAGTGATTCAGCTTTTTCAATGCATCTCTTAATTAGGATACGACATCCAGTTGTAATACTATCTCCCATATGCCAATTAAAAAATCTAAAATATTTAAATGCCAAAGCACCATAAACTGAGTTACCCATTGTTTTTAAGGCGTATTGATGTAAATACATTTGTCTATATTTCTCAGGATCTGAAAATTGATATTGATCCATTTCATATTTAATCTTATCCCTTTCTGTTACCCAAGATTCAACAAGTTCTGAAATGAATCCTCTCTTATCAGTTCTATAATATCTAGGTGGATGGTAAACTTCTCCCATTTGATCCTCAGGAATAGTACAATAAGGTATACCTTTTTCTTCGAAATATTTTTTGTCTCCTATTGTACTTACACAGATATTATATTGTGCAATTGTCGTTGCATAATATGATTTAAAGTCAAATACCCATACTTCTTTATGGAATCCAGGTTGAAGACAGAATGTATAAGCTCCTCCGATATTTCCTAACTCTTCATGCTTAGCTATTAAATCATCATTAGGTTTTGAATCTACTTGTAATCCAAGATTATATGTTTTATTTAATAAAGCATAGTCAATCATATCAGTATTATGTAAAGTCTCTTGAATAAAGCAATGACAAAGTTCAGCTTGTTTCATGTGTAAATTAATGAATTGTAATTTCTCCTCAATTTTAGCCATCAGCCTAACATCCTCTTTGTTATATTCTTCAAGTCTTGTATCTCCATCGAATGAATCTAACCAAGCTTTGTAAATAGCACCTTTACCTTTTTCTCCTCCAACATCTAATTTACCTTCTCCGAGTATAGCTTTAGAAACTCCATCTAATGAAAATGATTCAAGACCTTTGTAATTTTTCTTTACCATCTCCATGTAATCCATTTGATTCAGATATTCGAAGTGATCGTTTTTAATGCCATGGAAATCATTTCTTTGTTTGATATATGTATCATCGAATCTTTTACCATTCCATGCTAAATCAATATCGAATTGTTCCATTACTGCTTTTATTTGAATAAGTAAATCTCTTTCACCTGTGATAGGATCATTTTTATTCATATTCTTAAAAAAGCAGCCTTCTCCAGTTATAGCATTTTCAAAATAAACTGATAATACAGGTTCTGTTGCAATTATAGATCCAGACTTATCTTTATTAAAGGCTCCATCATCTTTAGTTTCAATATCATACCATAAAGGAACTAATCCTTCTGGATTTAATTGCCAATCTTGATGTTCTATTAAATATCTTTTGTAAGCAGAAATATCAGCTTCATAAGTTTTAAATCCTGCATCTTCAAGTGCTTTTCTTAAAGGCTGTCTTTTCCAATTATCAAGTGGAAATACTTTTACTCTGTTATCGATTATATCATATCTCTTCATCAATTTAGAAATGTGATGTTGTTCTAATTGATCTTTGAAATTTATATATTGTTCGAAGTCAATGTAAAAGTAATTTTCATATGGTAATTCTAGGAAATCAATTTTATCTCCTTTTCTTACTTTGAAAGAAATTCCGAATGGTAAATCTTTTCCTCTTATTACTGTTAATTTTTCTTCCATCTTTTAAACGTAAAATGTAAATAAATGAATTGCGACTTTAACTGCAACAATTGATGCTGCCAAGATACCGATTACAATAGCTACTATGAAAAATACAATTGCTGCAATAATGCAATAACCTAAAAATTTTCCTAATAATTGTAGCCAGTTCATTCTAATCTTTTTAATCTCAATTCTTCGAGCTTATCATTAAGCATCGCCTTTTGTTCTTCTAATTCAGTGATGTCATCATCTATGCATTTTAATCTGAATTCAAGTTTTCTTTCTTCCTCAGGGATATCATAATCGTTATCCTTTAGGAATTGCTCGTATTTAGAATCTGTCATTTTATATGTATGTAGGATACTCATTTAAATTAATGACTCCTCCTGTTTCCTTGGCTTTTTTATCAAAGCAAGGTCTACAAATATGATGATTACCTATTACTAATACAGACTTATGATTTTGTCCGTCTATACAGCAAGTAAAACCAGTTCCAGGTCTTTTCTTAGTTTTAAAACTTGCATTTGAATAATCATTTACCTTTGGTTTAGGCCTACCCCTACAAGTTAATTCATGATTTCTACAAGCAGATTCAGATTTTCTTCTTTTTCTACATGTTTCACAAATCCAAACTTCTCTTCCTGATGATGTGGTATGTTTTAAAGCCATTTTGTTTCTATCCGTTTTTGGATAATTATATGAGTTTTCCTTTATTTATAAATGTTGCTATTTCTTGAAATCTCGATATATCTGAAAAAAGCAACCTTTATAAATATAGAGTGAGTTATTAAATTATCCTTAAAAAGGACGGACATAAAATGATACAAAACGATTTATTATTAAAATTATTAAAAGAACAAGAAGAAGCAGCAGCTAAGAATTATGCACATCTATATCAAAGAGATGCAATATCTTATGAAGATTTCCTACATTTAATTGAGGAAAATAAATCGTCTTATAATTATTTAAGACTGGAGATTAAAAATAAATAAAATGGTATACATTCCAAAACAAATTAAAGAAAGACAAAAAGATCTTGAAGCACAATTAAATATTGCTGTAATGTTTAACGATCAGAAAAGAGTTACTTATATTAATACTCAGTTAAGAATTATCGATGATAAAATTAATAATAGGGAGGAAGCTAACAAATGAGCAGAGCTTTATATGTCACTATAAAATATTCTAGTATTGAAGAAATATATTATGTTCTGACATATGATAATAAAAGTTATTGGAACATAGTATACGATTCTAAAATTAGAGAACAGGCTGAAAGAATACAAAAAGCATTTGCTGATGAAGGATTGGAGATAATTAAAAATGATTAACGTAAAAGAAATGATCGAAGAATTTGAAAGAGAATATATTTGGGCTCCTTTGAGACACGGAATATTAGCAGTTGGTTGCTTAACAGGTGATACATTTCATTTCACTGAAAAAGGATTTTATTTATATGATGTAGCACAAACTGAATACACATTAAATGAAATGTCTGAAGAACAATTAAATCATTTAGCAAGACATTTAATAGAATTTCAAATACTAGTTAATCAATTTATGGAGGATAAATAAAATGAAATTACTAGGATTTAAACAAATAAAAGCATATGATAGTATCACACCAGTTGATACTCCTCATACACAGTATTTATATAAGCTTACAGACTCTAAGAAGAGATTTATTTATGTTGCTATAGATAAAGATCTAGGAATGATAGATGGATTGACTTACATTAAAATAAAGGAGATAGGTTTAAAATTAGAAGACCATGTTAGATTCTGGAGATTAGATAGAAGCGTTAATATTTCTTCAAATTATCAAACAGATGATTTCGAAGTATATAAATTTTGGAAATCTGCTTTAGATTCTATTTTCGAAGAATATGAAAGTTCATTAGATTTCTGGGAAGATCATGAAAGTCTTAAAGAATACACTATTAAACAAAGACCAGACTATGAAAGAATACATATGATATTGGAAGATTGGATCCAAAGAAATAATGACCGTTTTTATAGAGAAGAAGAACCAGAAGAAAGAATAGGATTATTCAGAATAATCTGTAATTTCTTTAAATTTTAAATCGTATCCTTCATTTTCGAAGTAACTTATTCTTGCTTTGGTATGAGATATCAAAGCATCGTTTTCATCATAGAAATCATGATAATATGCTTTTTCTTTTCCATCTGATTTTCTTAAAATTCTACCTAGACTTTGAATACTAAATATGGATCCAAGGTTAGCTGTTACATTTATAATCACATTTAAATTAGGGATATCCAACCCTTTCTGAACTATCTTTGAAGTACCTATAACAACTTTAATTTCTGCGTTTCTCATTTGATTTAATATCTCAGTTCTTTCTTTGGCTTTAATTTCTCCTTTAATAATTGCGTTCGAAATACCAATCTTAGTTAATTCTTCAGATATTTTATCCATATGGTCTAATCTATTAACAATTATAAGAACGCTATCATTATTATGTTCTTTTACTATATCTATTATCTTATTAAAACGTCGTTTTGATAGCACAATTTGATCGTACATTTCATTATATTCACCTTCTAATATTAATTCATCTTGCTCATACTTATGAAATATAATATCTGGCTCTGTTAAATAACCTTCATCTATTAATTCTCTGGCTTTAATATTAATTTTAGGGTAACCAAATGTCCTATATAATTCTAAAGAGCTATTTCCATCAGCATATGCAGTACCAGTAAGACCTATAATGTAACGTGAATTAACTTTGTCTACAAGCATTTTATATGATTTCGCTTTAGCTCCATGTGCTTCATCAATAATAACCATACCAACCATTCTAAGATAGTCAAGGAATGCTTTATCTTTGCTTTTGATTTTACTAGCAATAGTTTGAACAGTCGCAATTGTAATAGGCTGTTCTTTCATTTCACCTTCTGTGATTGTACCAATAGGAACTTTTAATAATTTCTCAAAAACATCTTTGGTCTGATTTAATAAAGCTTTCTCATCAACTACAAATAAAGTGATTTGATTTGCCTTTCTAATTACTTCTGATGCGATTATCGTTTTACCAGCTCCTGTACACATATCTGCAAGAATGACTTTTTCTCTTAATATTTCATCAATAGCTCTTTGTTGATACTGTCTCATTTGAATATCTTCTGGTATTTCAATAAAGTGATCGTATGATTCTATTTTAGGTCTTTTATCTTCAATCTCGAATGTAACTTTATATTTCTTATGTTCACCATATCCTTTTAGAAGTTCTATTAATTTATCAGCTAGACCAAGAGGTACCGAATTTGTTTTACGAGAAAATAGTCTATTAATTCCGTCGTACTCCATATTACCTTTTGCTCTCATTGCTTTAATTGCGAAATGTGCATTATCTACTTCATATGAAAATACTCCCTCAAGAACATCTTGTAACATTGGATCTATAAATTCATTATCGATATAACATCTATTCTTCTGATATCTTAAATAAAATACGACTTCTTTCAAATTTTGAATTGAATCAGCAGCACATTTCTTTTTCCAAGGACAGAAGAAACATCCTCTTAAATTATATTTGTAATCTTTGAAATATTGCTTAGATTTTATTTGTTCTATAGTTCTATCGATCTCAACTTCTGTTTCTGCTATATCTTCTAAAGTGAATTCATACTTAAACCATTTTCTCTCTTTATTAAACACTAAATAGAAAGCTGGTGGTACAATTCCTGTAGTCTTATAAGACAACCAACAATAGAATTTTCCTTGTTTGATATAATCATTAACAGATTTCGTCTTGAATGTAGAAGTCTTCCAATCTAAGATACTTCCGTCTTCTAAAGTAATATCAAGAATCCCTTTAAAATTTAAACCATTGTGAATATAATTAATTACTTGCTCATGATATTTTACAGGTACTCCTATTTCTTCTAGTACTTCAAATCCATATTCAACACATCCGACAACATCGTCTAAAGAATATTCTGTGTTACTAAGTTTCCATTTATTGTGATAAAATAAACAGGCTGTTTTAATAGTTTCGAATTTCTTATGATTCTCAATCGATTCATGAACTGCTTGACCATACCTAGACCATTTATCTTCTACGATATCTGTTTCTTTAGGTTTCTCAATTTTACTGTAATAAAATTGTCTTTCGCAATTCTTAAATCTTTTCAGTACTCCTGTGTATGATATGTTGTATTTCATTTGTGTATATTTTTAAATGTCTATTAAGGAATCGAACCTTATTTCAAGCACGAGGTTTAAGGATCCAAATATTTCCGCCTCTTTTTAACTGAGCTTCGTATGCTTTTTATGAAACACTTATTATTCCTGATACTACGAATCTTATCAGGTAAGCTACATTACCATTCTGTCAATAGACGATGACCTCGGTAGGATTTGAACCTACGTTTCTTGGGTTGGAGCCAAGTATATTAACCAAGCTATATTACGAGACCTATATAAAAAGTCAGCGTTAAGAGGCAAATTTTCAAAATCCTCTAATACTGCTTTTCCGTTTAAAGCTTTAAATTTCTCGCCGAGTCTACCAGCGCATTAATTTGAATTTTATAAAGAGTACCTGAAGGCAGAGAGTGACTAACTCAAAGTATAATACCCTTCTAGGCAAATATCGATGGAAGGATTTGAACCTTCGACCTCTCTTAATTTCAGGAAACTACCTGAACGTTACGTTTTGTTTAGAGTGCTCTACCTGACTGAGCTACATCAACAATAAACAGGATTGGAGAACGGACAGTTAAACCAATCCTGGCCTGGATAGAGTGATGAACTCCTATATGGACTCCAGACATTATAAAAATAAAAAGGAAATTTATTCCTTTAAATCTTCGATGATGTTACCATCTCCAACTTGGATGTTTAATGTAGGACATTTAAGTACCCAATTATTTCCAGCTGTTTCAGATCCTCCACCAATTCTTTTAAATTGAATTTGTGTATCACCGAAGAATTTGATTTGTTCAGCACCAGATCTTGATTTGTTAAGTTCTTTGATGTGTCTCATTAACGAATTTAATTTTCCTACATGTTCCCATGATGGTAAGTTAATTGAACCTTGTTTTGTAATTAAAACGTATTCATCATCGTATTCTGTTTGTCTAGTTGTTTTATTTTTTCTAGTCATACCAGTCCAAAATTCATCTCCTCCATTTTTAGGCTTGATAAATTTACCTTCTCTGTTTTCGTATGATTCAACATCTAGAATTTCAGTTTCTTGACCAATCTCAGATTTCTTAGGTAATTTAATCCAGTTCTCATCAGAAATATCGTCCAGTCCAATTTTCTTTTTCTTATTAGAATTTTCAGTTGGTTCTGGTGTTTTAGCTTGTTCCATTTCTGGAATTGCTTTGTTATCTTCAGCAGCAGGTGCTGATGCTTCTACTTTTGCTTTAGCTTTTTCGAATTCATTCATTTTTATCTAGTTCCTCCTAGTTCCTCCAAGTTCCATTTAATTGTTTCCAATTTGTTGGTGATTGGATAAATATAATTACATTACTTATCTTTATAAAGGTTTTCCTTCCCATCCAAATCCGCACTTCATGCACAATCTGTAATTTGTCTTCTTATCTACAAAGATATCACCACTGTTGCAGCTCTTTATAAGACATCTGTACTTAGGTTTATGGAACTTCTTATATTTATTAAGAAGTTCGTCGCTATGATATTGAAATTGCTTTCCTTCATGCATCATTTCTTTTTAGCCTCCATGATATCTTTCAAGTAGAAGAATTTTTTATGTGTTGGTTCTAGTTTTTTACTTCTGGCAGATTCAATGTTATATCTCACTTTTAATATCTGTCCGAATCTTACCATTTGATATGGATGGTCTAATCCATTCTTTGTACACCATGTTCTATACAATGTATGAAATTCTCCTGTGATTACAATTTGTTCGTATGTCTTACTATTATACTGTAAACAATTATCATGCATAAATTGTTGGAAGTTTTCATGTTCCCAAAGTTCTTCAAGGAATTGATCAACGGTATCTTTATTCATTGAGATTAATTCTTTTCTTGAATCGTTTTCATATGGCATTTGTACATCTTGAAATTTCACATCTACTGTTCTTAAATAACTTACGAAGTCTTTTAATTCATTATGAAGTGTTTCATCTTTACCAAGGTTATTTGTAATATCTTTGTTAATAGGTCTTGGTTGTTTAAATACTGTAAAACGTCTGTCTTGTTCTTCAATCTTTAAAGGATGTTCTTGATCTGCAAAGAATAACCAATGTGAAAAGTTAGCAATATCTTGTTGATCTCTTCCTTTTAGATTTACAGTAATTCTAGGATCTGTAGAGTGATTCTTAACTTTTTGACTAATCTTTGTTTGTGATTTAGGATTAAAGACTATCTCGTTAGCAATTACCCATCTTGCTCCAACTAGATAATCACCCCAAATTTGTTCCAAACTTCCTTGATCAATTTCTTTAATATTATTTTCACCCCAAATATTATTTAAGATCCAGTGTCTTAGTCTACCTTTTCCAATACCAGATGTTCCATAAAATAATATTGATGAAGGCAATTTTTCAGTCGGGTTTTGAAGTACGAATGCTAAATATTTTATAACAAATTGATAACCTTTCTCATCTCCTCCACATAAATGAAGTATCAGTAATTTTATATTAGGAAATTTATATACTTCTTTCTCTACGAAGTAATATTCATATAATCCAGGTTTGTATTCATTGAAGTATACTTTTCCTCCGTCTTCGAAGAACCTATCTTTAACAGGTTTACTTCCTACGTCATAAATATCAGGTAACTTTTGAGCATAAAATATTTTCTCCCATATCTTACTACGAATCATATTCTCCTTTTGACCAAGTGACATCTTACCCCATTCATCCATAAATATTAAACCAAATGCTTCTTCGAAGAATACATTTTGTGCTCTTGATTTAATATGAATCATCTCTTTTAATTTTGACAATGTATGATATGAGAAGTAATCTTTCTTAGTATCATAAGCCAGATAACGATAGTCACCTTCTCTTCCTTCCATATAAGCGAACTTCCATCTATCTAAGAAATTTGTTTCGAAGTTCATCTGTTCTCTTATTAGAGGTTTCAGTGGCTCTAAATTGTTATCGTTGATCCAATTTCTAATTTCATCGTAGTTAATCTCTAATGAAGAGGCTTTTCTTAACCATCCGTCATACTCCTGTTCTATATGACCACATAGTTCAACAAAGGCGACTATCTCATCGTGATATTTTTCATCGGTGTTAAAATCGAAGATTGCAAGGTTCTTAAATAAATTATCATTTTTACCTATTCCATCTTTCTTAGATAAATATAACATAGCAGCCTCATCTTTCAAAAGCTCTGTGAAAAATACATCTTTCTTAGCTAAGTGTTCTGCAACTTCTTTAGCATTATCTGTATCGATTTTCTTTACTTCTTTTGTCTCTTTTGTAAAGGAATTTAATACATCTGTATTTTTATTTGTTTTATCTTGATTAATTTCTTCCTCAAAATGTAATACTTTTACTTCATCTCCTTTCTGATTATGCTTAAAATTCTTTGTTTTAGGCAATCTCTGTATCCTAGAGATATTAGAGACCTTTAGATCGACATTTTTATTTATAGTATTTAGATGCTTAATAAAATTCTTAATTAAATGGATGCTAGTAGCTGGTAAATCTACATCAAAATTAAAATGATAACCACTTCCAGATCCTGCAACGTAGTAAGGCTCCATTCCAAGTCTACTTATCTCCATATAAGTTTTCTCGAAGTTTTCTTCAATCATACCACCATCAACATCTACAAAGATTTGTGTTATTCTATCTACGTTTTCTTCAGATCTCTTATTAGATTTTAATGGATTAATACAATAACCTACTGCAGTACCTCTTTTATTTAATTCTTTTATAGTTCTCTCTATCTGATCTATGTTCTCTTTTACTGCTTTGAAATATACATCATGTATCTGACCTTTGTTACTATCTTTCCATGTGAATATATTTATATAAGCATTTGGATTGTTCCATCTTCTAATTAATCTGCTGATGAAATCCATTCTTCTAATGTAATATCCTCCTTCTTCAATCTAAGCCTTTCACATTTTATAGTGAATACTTCTAAATGTGATCCTTGATCTTCTAGGATTTTACATGTTAGCTTTTTATACCGCTCTCCTATCGTGAGCTCAAAAATATAGGAATCTCCAACTGTATATGTCTTTACCATTCTGGCTTTCATCTTAAAAAATTTAAGTGATAATTAATATTGATATTTTACTATTTATAAATGTTATTACCATATCAATGTTGTTATTCTTGAGTAATAAAAGTAGTCTGAAATTTGACAAATGTGTCGCCTAACTTTCAGTAGCGGCTATTGTAAGCTACTGAAAGCACACTGAAAGTTACTTAATTTGAAAAACATATCACATGAAAATATACAATATATTTAGAAATGTCGTTATTTCCAAATGTGATAAATTGAGCAATATATCAAGAAATAACTATTTTTTAAGTAATAAAATAAATATGCTTTCAGTAGCGGCTACTGAAATTTGTGATAAAATAGAGCCGCTACTGAAAGCGCTACTGAAAGCTCGCATTTGTACAAATTTGATATCCTTATATACTTTTGGATTAATATGTTCAAATAAATGTAACTACCTCTTTCAGTACTTTCATCACATTTATTAGGTTTATATAATCATGCTTTTTTTAATGTTTTCAAAAATCTATTATTTTATTAGTATTATAATATAAAGTTAAAAAGTTACTGAAAGTACTGAAAGTACTGAAAGTTCACATTGCAATATATTTAGATTTAGCTTTTGATCGGTTTTTGAGATAAGATAACGTTTATAAATATAAGTCTTCATATATTATTATATAAAAATGGGCAAGATTACAATTCAAGATCAAGATCTAGCATTGCTACATAGAGATGAGATAGATCCTCAAGACTTTTTGAAGTTTTGTTGTAGATCTGATACGATAAGAAACATTTTTAACGAAGTGAAAACTAAGTATAATATAAGTAAAATAAAATGAGCGAGTATAAAGGAGAAACATCGAAAGTTGTAATAACACAAGAACACATTGAAAAGATGTTCGGAACAGAAGAAAGAGGTGAGATCTTAGGAGAAGCTTCAGAACTTGAAATCGTTAATCCTGATGTGATGACCGATGAGAAACAAAAAGAAGCTGAATTTGAGAAATTGAAATTTATGATTCTAAGAGATGGAATTGCTACACTTAGTCCTAGACAATTATTTTATTCAGGTAGAGTAAAACTTGAAATACATGAAATAAGAGATTATATTGAGAAACACATTAAATCTATGTCTCCAGAAGATACGATGGTTGTAGGTCTTAAAGGAATGGATTTCTTCGATGATATTCTACAACGTGCAAAAGACGGATTTGATATGTGTGAAGATCAAAAAGAAATGAATCAGACAATGATGGTTGCTATGGCAGCTCTTGAAAAGAAAGCTGATTGGATGGAGAGATTTGGATTTAAGCCAAAAGTTGTAGAACCTCTTGGAAATGATTCACAATCTCAAATGTCATTAATGAGAGACATCTATAAAAAGAAAATGCTGGAGAAAAAGAAATAAAATGAAGAAAGAATTTAATTGCGGATTACCAGATAACGTTACTACACTATGTAGAGCTATGAATTGTTCAAGATGCACAAAGAAAAGAAGTGAAATGAAATACGCTGAAGATGAAGGACTAGGTTATTTATATGGAGACAATGGAGAAAAGACTCCTATAAAGCTTTCTGCTAAAGGTATGGAAGAATTGAACGACATAAATGAAAGGTATAAGTTAGATGAAATTGATGACAGTATAGTAGCAAGCACTCCTATTGAAGATATAAGAAGATGGCAAGCTCAAGGTTGTCCATGTTGTGGCGATCAAATAGATGACGAAGGTAATTGCATATCAAATTGTGGTGAAGAAGAGTAATGAGAGAAGAAATATTCAGAGATGACAAACATGTATATTATAGAACTCCTACTAATGGTAATTTATATTTATATCATAAAGGAATAATAGCAGGAAGTAAAGTATGGAAAATACAAAGAATCTCGTCAACTGATATAATAGAGAAGCTTTTAAAAATGATATAAAATGGCGATGGGAGTAAGATCAACTAAGATAAGAATAAGAAAATTGAAGACTTGTCACTGTGGACAAAGAACAACTAATTCAAGATGTAGATCATGTCTACAGAAAGACATTAAAGAAAAGTACGCTAAACAAGATATAAGAGATAATGTTCTCACTAAATTTTAGAGTTTAGAGAAAAGTTTATAAATGAATACAACCAAATCTATTTATAAATGGATCTGGTTACTAAATTACAATTGCTAGGAATACAAAGAAGAAATAATTTAGTCGCAGAAATGAATAAATTCTATGAAACTGTAACTGCTGACAGACATCAATCAGTTGAAAATATGCATTCTATTTATTCTGTGCTAAGAAATGAGATACAAGATAATTATTGTATGACTTCCAGAGATTTTACGTTTCTGTATAAAGTACTAAAAGACAGTGACAGAAGATCTGAAAGAGATTTAAGAGGTTTTATGAAAGAATGGAAGTCGAACAATTATCAGAGATAGATATCTGGCAACACTGGATTGAGACAGAAGATATTGCATCTATAGAGACTTATTTATATTCTGATTCTGATATAAGATTAAATGAAAAACAATGTGATATGATTGCTGATATCATCTTTAGAGGTTGGACTAGAGTATTATGGAATACTTTCACAAGGTTTGGAAAGTCATTAACAGCTTCTAGATTAATAGGAATTTACATTTATTTAAATATGAATAAGATCGTGAATGTAATTGGTCCTCAGAAAAGTCAAGCAATGATTATTATGAATTATTTTATTAAAGACGCATTCGAGAATAGTCCTATATTGAGAGAATTATTTATTCTTACTGGATCTAGAGATGAAAAGATCGGAAAAGAAACATCTAAATCAAAATACACTTTAAGAAATGGATGTGTTGTAAGAGCTTTCGGTGTTCATGGAGAAGGAAAGGGAGCTATGGGAGAAGGAGGTGATCTTAATATTTCAGATGAGCTTGGACTTATTGAACCAGCAACATATAGAACTAAGGTACAAAGACTTCTTGGAGATAATTATGAGAGCTCAATTAATTTAGGATTATTCAATCCTTGGTCTAGAGATACTCAAGCAGCAGACTTATGGTTTTCTGGAAGATACAAATGTGTTCATGTTGGATGGAGAGAAGGAATCACATTAGGTAGAATCTCACAAGAATATGTCGATGAGCAAAAAGAAACATTAACTGAAACAGAGTTTATGGTTTTATACGAATCTATATTTCCAAAGAATACAATTGATACAATTATTCCAGAAGAGAAATTACAAGCAGCTCTTGTAAGGAAACTAAAAATTCATGGGAGACCACATATTGAAATAGGAGTAGATGTTGCTAGATTCGGAAAAGATGAAACAGTTATTGCTGCTCGTATTGGTATGAAATGCTGGTATCTTAAAAGGTACAACAAAGAAGACACAATGCAAACAGCTGGTAGAGTATCTACACTAATTCGTAAATTTATAGACGAAGGGTATGAAGTAATTGTAAACATAGATGATACAGGTCTAGGTGGTGGAGTAACCGATAGACTTAGAGAGTTACATGATGATGAAGCTGAGATCAATGGTATTATTAATAATAGTAAGTCGAATAACCCTAGATACGCTAATAGGATTACCGAATTATGGTTTTGGCTACGAGACAATATCGATCTTATTAGTTTACCTAAAGATAGTAGACTTGTAAAAGATTTCTCTAAGAGGAAATACAAAGTTCATTCTGATAGATCATTGATATTGGAATCTAAGGATGATATGAAGAAAAGAGGATTAAGATCTCCTGATGTTGCAGATGCTATTGCCAATGCATTTGCCTCAGAAACAGAAGGAAATTGGGATTCACCTATAGGAGGTTTTGCTTAAAATGTCAGGACAACACGGAATATATAATTTTTTAAAAGCGAATGCAGAAGTATGGTTCAATACATCAGATATTGCAAGATTGATGGATATGAGATTAGCTCAAACGTCTAGACATCTTAATAAAATGAAAAGATTTCCAGATCTATTCGAATTCCTAGAAGAGAAAGAAGAAATAGATCATAGACATGGTAAGAACTTTGCAGTAAAATATTATAGATTTTGTAAAGGTATATAAATAAGGAAAATCTTTAATTTAATATAAAATGGTAAAAGAAGAATCAGAGTCAAGAAGACCAACACAATCTGAAGACGAAAATCTTGCTCTGGTGGATGCTATTAGTTCCAAATACTGGAACAATTCTCCAGCAGAAGAGTTCTTTGTTGATTTATTCAGATTTAATGGTATCGCTTATAGAGGATGTGTAAAATACATTGGAGATTTAACATCAGATAAATATGAAATAACAGATGCAGTATTTGAGAAAATCAGAGAAGACTTAAAACTTGATATGAAAATCAATTACGCAGCTGAGAGAGCATACGTAAGTGGTATATCATTTCTTTATTTAGGAGTACCTGATGGTAAAGATATTAACGAGCCACTTGATAAATTAATAGTTCCTGAATTCGTACAAGTAGTTCCGAAATCTTGGATGGAATTAGACGAAGACAATAAAGTTAAATTAAATGAAGACGGAACTTATTCTGTTTACCAAAAAGATGGAGTATCTAAAAAAGTACATTCATCAAGATTTATTAAAATTCAATTAAGAGAAGATGAGAAATCCTCATATCTTCCAGCAATGAGAGCTCTGATAACAGCTGACAATAACTTATGGTCATCTGGTCAAGCATTATTCAGAGGAGCAGCAGGTTTAACACATGTTGCTATTACAGATCCAAAGAAAGCAATAGGTTCAAAGAAACAAAATGAAATCGATTATATTCGTGAAACTGGTGTATTTGATAATATTAATGCCGAAACTACTTTTATATCTGATGCCAGGTATGATCTTAATGTAAAGGCAGCACAAGGTTCCAGAGTTAGTATTAAAGAAGTTTGGGAAAATACTATCATAGAATGTAGTATCGCTTTGAAAATTCCTTGGCAAATGTTAATAGGAGCAAATGCAGGAGCAATTGCCGGATCTGAAACTAATATGAAAGATTACTTCGGAGAAATCAACCAAGATAGAATTAAATTCATGGATAATATCTACGATGAATTTGCAGAAAGAATTGGTTTAGATAAACCAGACATTCAGTATGATACATTATTCGAAGAAACTGACAAAGAAAAAACAGAAATGTTCAAGAACGTTACAGATGGTGTTCAGAAATTATCTGGAATTGTGACTAATGAATCAATTGTTGAACATTTAAACGACAAGTTTGAAACTAACTTTATTGCTAATAATAATACTGAATCTAATAATAATCTACAGAATCCTCAAACTAATCAAGATAACTTATTATTAGAATATATGGTAAGTGTTTATAGAGAAGAATATGGTATTGAGGCAGCAAAAGATATTGTAAGATCTGCTGGATTCAGAATCGATGATGTTGAAATAACTGACTATGCTTATGAGTTCTATCAATTTAGAGGTATAGAAGATGGATCTATGACTATATCTGAATTAAACAAGGATGATAGATTTACTTTGTATGTTGCTGAAAAGAAAATACAAGAAGAAATTCAAGAAATACCAAAAGTTTTATTTGATGCAAATAAGCCATTCATTCCTGAGACTGTACCAAGAAGAGGAAGTATTTGGGAGAAACCTAAATTTATGTCAATAGAGAGAAAAGCTAATAGAGCATTACAAAATAAATTCGATAATAGTTTTTCATTTGATAATCTGGCAAGAAAATTAAAAGGAGCAATCTTCTTTGTTGACTCATATGGAAAAGATGCAGAAGAAGAAGGAAAGATTTCAATTGATCAAGAAGTTGACAATTTTTCAAATGAAGCAAAACTTGCATTCTCTCCAATATTAGTTGCTGGAATCGATGCTGCAATAGAAGAAGCTAAATCACTTGTAAAAAAGAAATTCGAAATATCAGATAGAAATAAACAGCTTCAGAAAACAATCCAAACTCAAGCAATGGATAAAGTTGTAGGAGCTTCAGATGATATGAGGAAAGATCTGAAAAGAGAATTAGAAACAGCAATGGTAAATAACAAATCTCCAAAAGAAGCTGCTAAAGCTTTTAAGGCATATGTATCTACAGACTTTGCTAATAGATATAAAAATAGATTGAATACAATTGCAGAACAAGAAATGAACAATGTTTTTAATTCAACAGCTCAAGCGACTTACGAAGATTCTGGAATTGTTAAACAAAATCAATGGTTAACTGCTGGCGATTCAAGAGTAAGACCTGAACATGCAGCTATCCATGGACAAGTCGTAAATGTTGGAGACAAATTCTCTTTAGGAGTAGTAAGACCTCCACACGGAGTGAAATGTAGATGCTCAATTATTCCTTATTTTAAATAATGTATATAAATTTGCGTTAACTTAAATATTTATGAAAGAAAAAGGTCAACTAATAAAAGATAGAGGAGATAAACATACTGTCTTCTCTGAAAATGATCCTTCTCTTGAATTCGATACAAATGGAAGAACTCATATTTTTCAATTCATAAAGAAAAGTGGTACTTATTCAACTACTACTTTCTCTATTGAACACAGTATTAATAATGGTGAAGACTTTTGTTATGCGGATAATGCAGAAGAAGTGATCTTAGAAGGAGATGAAGGTATTTTCATAGTAGAAGATCTTGTTACAGATGTTATGAAATTTAATTTCATTTCTTCAGATGGTAATCCAGTATTTGAAATATATTATAGAGGTGTGAGAAGTGGGTACAACTAAATACATAGGAAGTCTTCCAAGAAAATTAACTACAGAAGATGGTAAAAATGTAAATGATACTAATCCTACATTTGCAATGAATCTAGACGAGAATAATAGAGTATCTCAAAATACTTTATTCGGTGAAAAACTTACAGCAGAGAGAGTTATAGATTCTGCTGCATTATTTCATTATGGTTTACCAACTGGAACTGCAGCTCCACCTACAATTATCGGAAGTGCTTATCTAGATCCGACATATCCCGGATCTTTATTAACAATTGGAACAGGAACAACACCAAATAGTAGTATATTTTTAAGAAGTAATAATTTCTTAAGATTTGTTGCTGGACAAGAAACATTTTGTGCATTTGGATGGAGATTTACAACTCCTATTTCTGGATCATATCAACATGCTGGTATTATGACTTTAGACGACGGATTCTATATTGGTTATACTGGGACTCAATTTGTATTTGGAAGAAGAAAAGCTGGAGTAGACTTCGAGATAAATGTTAACATCCAAGATATACAAGATAATTTTCATGAAGATACTTTTGATCCAACTAAATTAAATGCTTATCAGATTAAATATGGTTATGGATGCCCAACAGCTGTAGCTCAAGTGATGAGAGCAGATGGAACTTGGTATACATTTGCTAAATTTAAGTATCCTTCAACTTCAACAGAAACATTAATTGATAATCCTTATTTACCTATTGGTGCAGAAATAGGAAATGGAAATAATGCAATAGATATTGTAAGTGCTTCAGATTTTGTTTCTTCTGGAGTTATCCAGACTGGAAGTATGCTTTCAAGGCCTACAGTAAGAACTTTCTCTGGTGAATTAACATTTAATATTACTGCAGCTGATACATGTCTAGCAGTATTTAGAAACAAAACAGAATTCTTCGGAAAAGATAATTATATTAATTCATATCTACAATTAATAAGTGCTGCTACTGATTTAAATAAGACAGCAAGATTAAAAATTATTAAGATTCAGGAATCTGATATTTCAAATACACCAACCTGGAACGACATTGATACAAATAATTCAACACATGAAGTAACAACAGATGCAACATTAAATGCTGGAGCATTTGACTATCCTCCGTATTTTCCTTGGAGAATGGCTAAGGTTGATACATTGCAGCCAACTGACCTAACTAATTATTTTTTAGAATTAAGACCTGGTGAATTAGTTGCATTTGTATTAAGAACTGCTTCTGGAGGTACTTCTGGAACAATAGATGTTGCAATAAGATGGAATGAATTATTCTAAATTTTAAGAATGTATATAAATATATAAGAACTGAATATTTTACCAAAGACAAATGGATAAAACAACTACTGTAAGTAAAGTTGAATTGACTATCGATTCAAATATTAAATTTGAAATAACTGATAGTGAGATTCTTATCTATAACGTACCTATCACTGGTGAGATTGTTCAACAATACGCTGATGGTGCTGCTTACAAGCCTTTGGAGGAAATTCAAAAAATTGATGTTGCAAATACACCGATTGCATTCTTACATCCGACTAAGTCTTTTGAGGAAATGTCCACAAAAGAAAAAGCGGCTGAAAGTATTGGATTTCTTAGCAAACCAACTTTCGATGAAAAACATCCTGATAAATTATATTCTGATCTAATCATTAAGAGAAGTGAAGATACAAAACATCTGGAAGAGAAATTGGAAGCTGGTGAAGGTGTGGATGTTTCCATTGGCTTCAAATACGAAAAAGAGGAAGCTAGTGGCTCTTTCCTTGGTAAAGCTTTTGACTACGTTCAAAGGAATATCAAGTTGGATCACTTGGCAATTCTTTTAGATAAGTTTGGTCAAGTACATCCTGGAAGAGCTCCATTTCCATTTTATGGTATTGGTGCTGATAAAGCTGATTTAAAAATGGCTGAAGATAAAAATATTCAACTAGAAAAAGACCACGCTCTTTTACAAAAAGATCACGCGGACTTAACAAAAGAAGTTGAGGCTCTGAAATCTGAAAAAGCTACTGACGCAGATACTATTTCAAAGTTAGAAGCTGATAAAAACGATTTGTCAGAGAAATTAAAATCTGCAACTGATTCTTTAAAAGTCTTCCAAGACAAAGAGAAAGAAGCTGTAGATTCTATGAGAAACGAATTATCTGAGAAAATGCCTTCAATGAAAGCTGTTTTCGATTCTGCTGATTCTGAAGCAATCAAATCTGCACATGCAGATATGAAATCAAAAGAAGCTAAATCATTAGACGGAGCTGAAGGAGAGGAAGAATCTCAAGATTACGACTCAGAAGCATTAAATTCACAATTTAGAAATGTGAAAAAACAAGGAGATAAAAATTAAAAATGACATCTATCTTAACTGAAATTGGAGACGATTTACAAGTAAGTAAATCATTTAAAGCTGGAGCTGAAATTGCTTTCGGATTACCTGTTAAACTATCTGCTGCTGGTGTAGTGATTGTTGGAACAGCTACTGATTCAATTGGATGGGCAGTACCAGATGATGCTGTTGCTGCTGCAAACCTTGAAAAAGGAAATACAGAAGAAGCTTATGCTGCTGACGAATTAGTTACAGTAAAGTTAAAAGGAGAAGTACTAAACGTTACTTCAAGTGCTGCTATTGCTGTAGGAGACTTCGTAAAAGGAGCTGCTGCTGGTAAATATGCACCAGAAGCTACACCAACTACTAAAACAGTTGCTACAGAGGGAATTGCTCTTACAGCTGCAGGTGGTGCAGATGCTACAATTCAAATTGTGAGGATCTAATAAAAATGATTAATGCACAAGATTCAGGACATTTAACAAAAGAAGAAGTAACTTTCATCGAAGCAATCGGTAAAAGATCTCCAGATTTAGATCTGACTTATTCCGAGGTTTTCCAACCATTGTTACTACAAAACCCAGATGCTGAAGTTGGTAAATACGAAGTATTAACTGATTCAGGTGAAGCTAACTTAGTTAGAAAAGGATCAAGATTTAATAAACTTAAATTAAACGGTTCATCAGTAAGATATGACATAGAAGAATGTGGTATTGAATACGCAATTAGAAAAGCTGACATTAGATTAGCTAGAAAATTCGGAAGACCATTAAACTTAGAATATGTTGAAAGAGCTAAAAGAGCTACTGATGAAAAGATCAATGCATTATGTTATAGAGGAGATACAGAATTCGGTGAATTCCCAGGAGTTCTAGAATTAGTAGGATTAACATCATACTCAGGTACTGCTTTAAACACTGCTTCATTAAACATTGTTAACGAAGTTGTAAATGCATTCAACTCAATTCCACAAAAATTCAGAAGAAGAAGTTACACATTAGTAGTAGCTGATAGAGAATGGAAAGTATTCACTAAAATTGTTGATAATGCCTCAAACGCTAACATCATGACTTTAATTATGCAATCCATTCCAAATCTGAAAATTGTGAATGAAGCTGATTTAACAGCTGGATTAGATTTAGCAGGTGGAGGTACAATTGCTGCTGGTACTGCTTTATTCATTCCGAATGATAGAGAACTTACAAGATTACCTATTGCAAAAGCAGTAAGATCTGTAATTGATTCAAACTCTCAATCAAACGAATTCCTTAAAGAATTAAAAGGAAGAGTAGAAGCTAGAATGGGACCTGTAGAAGTACCCTTTCCAACAGCTGTAGTAAAGGTTACTGGATGGTAATCTTTATAAATACCTTTTCTGTATAATTATTACTAACTAGAAAAATGGTTAAATATAAAGTAATTAACGGAAGATTCGCATTTGCTGAGAATACATATGAATATGGTGAAATCGTTGAATTAAACGATGCTCAAGTTAAGAAATTAACAAGCGAAGGAATCATCCCTGACTATTTAGAAGTGTTAGATGAAAAAACTTTGATTGATCCGTCATCACAAGAATTCGCTAACTTATCTAAGAAAAAACAAGCAGCTGCTCTTAAAGAGTGGGAAGCAGTTAATGGTCCTTACGAACCTGAAACTGAAGAAGATGAAGAAGATTCATCTGACAACGAAGATCCAGAAGTTCCATTGAACTAATTAACGTAAAATGACATTAGACGAAGCAACATTAAGAGACTACATGGGAATCACTAGTGTTAGTGAAATTTCTTCAACTCAAGTTACTGGTGCTATTACTGATGCTACTACGTTAAATGTCGGAACTACAACTAATGAGACTACTTTAAAATTCTTTGCTGCATATCTACTTGCTAAATCAATTGACTGGACTAAATTAAAGAAATCAGGAGATACTGAATTCCAAGAACAAAATCCAGAAACATACAATGATTTATACAAGATGGCATTATCTCAAGAATCACAAGTAGCTTCATCAGATGGTGTAACAGGAATCATCGTCAATTCAGATCCTAAATTCAGATAATATAAAATGTACAGAGGAGTTAATCATGTTGCAATTGGACAACAATTTGTTGGTGAAAATATTGATTTAGAAATTACTACTTCTTACACGCCTAATTATGACGATGATGAACCTACACCAACTAAATCTACTACAACTGTTAGAGCACAAGTAACAGATCTTTCAAATAAAGAAAGAGAAATGTTCGAAACTGAGTACGATACTAACAAAATGATTGCACTTTATGTTAAGAAAGGTACATCAGTTAATCAGGACGACTATTTTACTTATAATTCTATTAAGTATACTATAATTCAAATCCAAAATGGTTTAAACTATACTAAACTATATTGTAAATTTGATAATAGAATGGAATAAAATGGGATTCAAAATAAGATACAAAGGAGATAAGAAACTTTCTGCAACTTTAATCAAAAAGTCGAAATTAATTAATAAAGTAGACGACGATCTAGGTAAATCAGCTTTCAAAGTTGAGAGAGATGCAAAGATTGGTGCTCCTGTAAATAAAGGTATCCTTAGAAATTCTATTAATACATCTAAGCTTAAATTTCTTAAGTGGAAAGTAGCAGATGGTGTTAATTATGGTAAGTTCCAAGAATTCGGAACAAGATTCTTAGCTGGTAAACATTTTATGCAAAAAGCAGTTAAGAATAATTCTAGAGCAATTGCTAATTCTATAGCCAAAATATACAAATAAGTTAATGTATATAAACTTACAAAAACTTAATATTTTACAAATGACGAATGTTATAGATTATTTGGAGGAAATCAGTAAACTTTTAAGAGATGTACTCAGAGGAGTAGATTCTGATGGTAACTCTAATGGTTATGTAACAAGTGTTCATCATCCTAAAGATTACGAATCTGACAGGACAACCCTTAAGGCTTCTTCAGAATGGATTGATCGAAGATCATATATCATTGTTGGTGTTTTAAAAAAAGATACAGACGGTCCAATTATTTCTATAGAACCTGTAGATGTTGGTGAAATTAAAATCGACGGACAAGGGTCAACCTGTTATGATTTGGTTGGAGGAATTTGGCAAATAAAAATTGACGCTAGCGCTGCCAAACCTAATCAAAGAAGTTGGAGAGATAGAATCTCACAACAGGTTTTAAAATCTTTAGCTGACAATGAGGATACGTTATTTGACCAATTAGATCTTGTAAAGTTGAACTTCGCGAAAAACAACATTACAGACAATGATCAATTCATTGATATTATTCAAGTAAATATCGACATGAGTTTAACTAAGTAAAAATGCACGTGCTAAAATATAAAGGAACAGTTAAAAATCCGTCAATTGCAATTGATGGTAAAAGATATTCACATGGAGAACATATTTCAATCAAAGAAGATGGTCTTGTAAATGTGAAAAAGCAATTGTCTAAAAATTGGACAGTTGAAGAACTTAAGAAAAAGGAGGAAAAATAAATGACATGTAAATATACCGCATCATTATCTAAGACAGGAGCTGCTCTTGAATCAAGTTATAATACAGCTCCTGTTTCATTCAGTTGGTTTGGAAAAACTCAATCACACGAAGTTAATCAATCAAATCAAACACAGTTAAATAGGACTCAAGATTTATCTAGAGAAACTCACTCAATTGATGTACTGCAAAAGAAATTCGCAGGAACAACAATGTGGAGAGTACAAGATGGAACATTCTTCTTAGCAGCATTCGGAACTTTGAATACTACTGGAGCTGGACCTTATACTCATACATTTACAACAGGAGATGACTTAGTTTCATATTCTATGTATCATGAGAAAAAAGGAAGAGGTACACAATCAGATATTATTGAAGTTGCAACAGGTTGTAAAACTAATGAATTTAAATTGTCTTGTCAAGAAGGAGGTTACTTAGAAGCTGAAAATGGTTTAATCGCAAAAGATAAAGCTACAACAACTCAAAAAGTATTCACTTCAAGTACTACAACACCATTCAGATTTGCTGATATTGTAGGTGGAAAAGTTACTGTCGATGGAAATGACTTAAAAATCACAAGTTACGAATACACAAGAACTAATAACTTATCTGATGAACAAGAAGGAGAATTGATCTACGAACCTTGTCCTATGGAACTTACTGAAGCTTTATCTTTAGGGTTCAAGCTACAAGGAACTTCAGCAAGAGCTCCATTTATTGCTGGAACTGAAGTACCAGTAGTAATTGCTTGGACAAGAGGTTCTGATACTTTAACTATGACTCACCAAGTTGTATTCAAAGAACATCCAGAACCAACAGGAGTAGAAGGAGAAATTGAAGTATCTGCTACTGCTGATGTTAGAACAACAACTGCTGTACTTGTTGATTCAAACGCTACATACACATTTTAATTAATGTGTATTTTTTATAATGTGGAATTAAGGTTTATTACCTTTATTCCTCGTAATTTGTCTTAATGAAGACGGAGAGGTGCAACGATGGTTGTAAAAGTAATTAACGAAAAAGAATATAACATTGAAGATATTGCTTACGGAGAAGTTCTTGATCTTCAAGATCAATGTACATTCTACCCAGATGAAGGTCAACCAAGATTACTAAGAGGTAAATATACCAGAGAACTAATCTTGAGAGCTGTTAAAGATAAAGAGGGAAAACCTGTTGATATCAACAACAAGAATCAAATTTCTATGATTGATGCAGCTTTACTCGACAAAGCAGTTGGAGAATTTTTTAAAGAACAAAACTTAAAAAATTCCTCACCCGAGGACGTCAAGGTCTAAACGTTCCTCGGTATATAGGTTCAGTCATTGAAGATGTTTATATGTTTCATAAATTAAACGTCTTACCAAAGGCTGGAGGTTTACATAACCAAACATTCGCATTTGTAACAATAAACAGAATAATATTAGAAGAAAAAAATGGTAACAGTTGAATCAGTTAAAGTAATTATCGATGGTGAAGATAATGTATCTAAAGTATTCGATAAGGTAGACAAGAAATCAAGTTCCGTATTTTCTTCTATTGGTGGTGCTGCTAAAATAGGAGCTGCTGCATTAGCAGGAGTTGGTATTGGTGCAGCTGTTGGTATTGGTAAAGCCATAGGTGAAGCGTCAGACCTAGGTGAATCAATCAATGCTGTTAATGTTGTATTTGGAGAAGGTGCAGAAGAAATTCTTAAATTCTCCGATGCTGCAGCTACAACAGTAGGATTATCTAAAAAAGCATTTAACCAATTAGCAACTGAAACTGGTACTCTTGTAAAAGCTACTGGTCTATCAATGGACGAAACAGCAGAACAGACAATCAATCTTACTAAAAGAGCAGCAGATCTAGCTTCAGTATTTAACACTGATGTAGAAACTGCAATGAGTGCTGTTAATCAAGCTGTAAGAGGAGAGACAGAAGCTATTAGGAAATTCGGTGCTGATGTAACAGATAATTCTCTAAAACAATTTGCTTTGGCTCAAGGAATTGAAAAATCAGTTAGTGAAATGACTCAACAGGAAAAAACAATGTTGAGGATTCAAAAAATTATGGCTGATACTGATCAAGTTCAAGGAGACTTTATTAATACTTCAGATTCATTAGCAAATCAAATGAGGATTGCAAAATCTTCATTCACAGATTTAACTGCTGAAGTTGGAGAAGTATTTTTACCTATTGCAACAGAAGGTATCACAAAAGTAACTGAATTTGTAAAAGGTCTGAAAGGGTTTACGACAGAAGGTGGAGCTGTTTCAGAAGTTTTTACAACAATGAAAGATACTATTGCTGGAACTTTCGAATTCATTGGATCTGCAATAACAACAACATTTGATTTTGTTCAAGAGATTTTTAATGAAAATAAAGATTTCATCTTAGATACATTCGAATCTATCGGTGATACAATAGGTGGAGTATTCAATTTAATTGGTGGAGTTGTTAAATTCTTCAAAGGTTTATGGGACAATAACTTCTTAGGAATTCAAGATTCGATCATGACAAGTATTGCATGGCTTAAATTCTTTGGAACAGTTGCTCTTGAAACATTTGGAGGAGTAGTAGATATTCTTGGATTCTTATTTAATAACTGGGAATATACTTGGGAAAGTATCAAACTTACAACATTCAATGCTATTAATGGAATGATTGGATTAATTGAAAACTTCGTTAATGGAATTGTTAATGGTGTAAATAAGATATTACCTGAATTTGCGAAACTTGATAATGTTGATCTATCTGGATTCAAGATCGATACAGAAATCAATGAAGCAAGAGTTGCTGCTCTTAAACCAGATCAAACATTAGGAGAGACACTTGCTGAAAGAGGTACAAGACTTGAAGCTGCTGGAACTAGATTATTTGACGATCTTAAAAAGATTGAAGAAAGTAAAGCAGCTAGAGAGGAAGCTCAAGCAACTAGAGACCAAGAAATGCTTGAAGCATTTAGAGCATCTAAAACAGAAGTCAACATAGTTGATAATACTAAGATCGATGCAAGTCAATATACGCCTGAAGAACTTAAAGCTATCCTTGACGAAAGAGATAGAAGAAGATTAATTGAAGGAGGAGTAACACTAGCTTAAAATGGTAACACTAGGAGGAATTACAATTAATGCAGTTGAAGATACACCGAGTGGTGAAACTGTTAAAAAGAGAAATCCTATAGCAGGATCTGCTAAAACAAATAATATTGTTATCGGTAGAAAAAATAAGATGTGGACACTTACTGGTTTTAGTAAATCAGAAGCTGATATAAAAGCTATTGATGCTTTAGTAGGACAATCAAATTTAACATATGTAGATAAATTTGGAGATTCTTATACTAATTGCTCAATCAATGTATTTAATTATTTGAGACAAAATCATAGCTTTTATAAATACACAGTTACTATAGAACAGGATGAGTAAAAATGACAAAAGAATATAGAATAAGAGTTACTAAGAATGATACAACGACAATTGACTTTGGTAACATTAGTCCAAATGTTACTGAAGCTTTTGATATTGTTCATACTAAGAGAGATCAAATCGCTATTCTATCATTTTCACTTTCAAATCCTAATGGTAAGTACAATAATGAATTTACTAATTTTAATGATATACAATTTTTCGTAAAATTAGATGGTATTTCAGAATCTAAAAGATTTGGTGGAGAAATTATTGAAGTTGCTCCAGAACCCGACAATAATTCAATAAGAATTACATGTAGAGGAAGAAATGGTGTATTGAAAGAAAGATATTGGTCAGGAGTAGCTTCAAATATTGATTTAGGACAGCATATTAAAAATGTTCTAGATGAAAAAGCTGCTGAACTTGATACGACTGGAATTAATACGTCAACTGGTATTATTATCGATGAAATCAAAGTGGATGCTCAATTGGTCTTCGATCATTTTGAAGATCTATTTAGAGAGAATAACTATCAACTAGATGTCGATCCAGATAATGTTGTGAATTTATTCGAAAGTCAAAAAGGTTCTTCAGGAATAACTCTTTCAGATGGTGATGGTGGTAATGTAAAAGAAGGGACTAATAGACTTATAGATTCTTCATTATCTGTTAAAAATTCCGTAACTGTAATTGGTGGTAATGAAAGAATAGAAGATTTTGATGAAGATCAAATTACTTGGAACACTGGAGATTCTACAATCATTGTTTTATCGAATGCAATAGACACTTTAAAATTTGTTAAATTTGCTGGAATTACAAAAGTTGAAGGAACTGATTTCGAAATTACATCAGATCGTAAAGGTATCAAATTAATCACAATTGCAAATGGAAATACAGTTGATATCCGTTATGATTTTCTTTCTCCTGTATGGTGGAGAGAGCAAGATATTTCAGCTACTAAATTGAGAGAATTTGTTATTAAAGATGATACTATTTTAACTCAACAAAGAGCAGAGAATATTGCTAAAACAACTTTATCCAAAATTTTGGTAAGACAAATTAAAGGAGATATCACTTCTGGTTTAATCGACTCAGAATTTGAATGGTATCAAACATTAGAATTGTCAACATCAAGATTTACAGGAACACACACTATAGTAGGATTCACAGAAACATTTCAACAAGATTATGAAGTGACATATGAATTGGCTCAAGTACTTGATGAGAATACAAAAAAGATTTTACAGCTTATCAAAGACGTTGACAAATTAAAAGATGTTGATGAAACAACAGCAACTATTAAAGACGGATTCTTCCTTGAAGATCTATATGCTATTACTGAAGAGCTAGAAGGGTTCGAGACTGGGATAGGTACTAGATTTTTCTGGGATGTATCTGATTGGGACGACGGAAAAACATATGATGTCGGAGAAGGTACAGAAACACAGTTTTTGTAAATGTATTTAAATAAAAAAATACTGAAATTATTAAACAAATGAAGCTAGCAGATTTTCAGAAGGTAGAAGGTGAGATTATAGGTTTACAATCGGAAGATGGGGGTAAAACTTACACCGAATTTATGAGGAAGAAAAATCTAATAACTTCAGTAGGAGACCAAAATCTTGCTCAATTACTTGCAGGAGATTCTGCAGCTTATACTATGGGTCATTGGGCTGTAGGAGATGGTTCTTCAACAGCTTCAAGATCGGATACTATTATCGATGGAGAATATGAAAGATTTGCTATTGATACGCAAGTAGTTGAAGCTATTACTGGAGGTTATCAAGTTGAGAATACATTAGATTTAGGACCGACAGAAGGCAATGGAACAATTAGAAAGATTGGACTCATTGCACATGGACCGACAACAACGTTGGCTAATTACAATCCATTAGATCCTAATGAGGCAACTCATGAATGGAAATTATTACATTACTCTGATGTATTGATGCCTAATGGTAAAGTAAAAGATGCTTCACTAACTTTAAAATTTATTTGGAGGGTGAAATTCACAAATTAAAAAAAATGGTAAGTAGAATAGAAATAATAGGAGAACCTAGAATTCCTTCAGGGTCTGGTTCTAGTTCAGATGATGTCAATGATTCATTTAATACATTAGTAGGAGAAGCAATGAAAGTAGCATGCGAATCTAATTTCCAAATTTTAGATAATGCTGGAACATTTGATAATAGTGATAATTCTATGACTGAAAAAGCAACTTCAGCTTCAGGTGCTAATTCCACTATTAATACTGGATTATCTGATGCAGTATTCGATACAGATCATTATTTTGCTGGAGGATCAGATATTTTGAATTTACAGATGACTGCTAACGATACTGGTTTTGGTTCTTCAAGATCTGACAATTTAGGAGGAAGATTTCAAGTGTCACAAAATATTGAAATGACAAGAATTGATAGAGGAACTGGTGGAACCGATAATAAAGTTTATATTTGTTCTTCTTGGACAAATTCGGGAGTTCCTGCAAATATCGTGGGAGGACCATATTTCTTCTCAGGAAGGTATGCAACAATCCCAGGAGGTTTGAGTTTAACTCCTGGGACTTATTATTTTGTTTGTAATTTAAATGATGGAACTTCCAGGTCTCCAAGATACACAGGTTCTTTATCAGTTCCTCAAACAAACAGTCATATTTCAGTAGACCAAGCTCATTATGGAGGTTCAACAAATACATCTTATCCTTCAGTAACTGTAATTGGTGTGGTAACACAAATTTTGAATTACACAGATTCGGAAGTTATAATGGATTCTAATACATTAGAAGGATTAGATACTGATAAAGGATTTGTAGCTTATTGGAAAGGAGACATACCATCTGGAACTAGTGCATCATATATAATAAGTGATGGAGTAACAGAAATAGAAAGTTTTGTGAATCCAATAACTAAAATGTGTGATTTAAAAAAAATAGATAGTTTGACATCAATTTCTGATTATATAATTAAAGCAAAATTTTATCCTACTACTACAGTTACACCTAAATGGTATGGTGGGGCAACTAAAATACAGAGGTGATTAAAATGGAAAACATAAAAAAAGACACAGACAAAGGGAAAGAAATAAGAGATAAGGTTTTTAATGGAAATCCTTATGCACAATTAGCAGCTATGATGAAAGACTCATGGGCTAATGATGTAATCTTAGATAAAATAAGATATGATGCAGATCCTGCTGTTTATTCACAAGTTGATGAATCTTTAGTATCAGGATATGAAAGAATTTACACAGATGAAGATCTTGTAAAAGCTGAACAAATTAAAACAGTTGCTAGAGGATTATACTCTAAAATTAATGAACTTAAGGAGGAAGAATAATGGGTAAAAATAAATTAATATTAACTCCTGCTGGATTTAAAACTTGGGAACTAGTAGAAGATTTTACAGAATCAACAACTTATGGTACTATCACAGTTCCTAAAGGTAAAATAACAGATCTAGCTTCTGTTCCTAGAATACTCTGGGTTTTATTACCTCCTTTTGGAAGATATTCACAAGCAGCTGTAATTCACGATCATTTGTGTGGAACAGATCATCCTAATAAACATGAGATTTTCTACGAAGTTATGATTAAATATAAAACATGGAAGTGGAAAGCTAAGATCATGTATTTGGCTGTAAAATATATAGGAGGTTATAGGGACTGGCCAAAATTTTAGAGGTTTATAGCAAGAATGGAATTTTTAAGTATGCTAAGCTCTATATCTGATGTAGGTGTTTCCGTTAGCTTATCTGCAACGTGTATTTATCTGATCATAAGATATTTCAATATGAAATACCAAGAACATGAAATTAAATACGATAGAATACAAAGACAGCTACCTGTAGAGGTTGTGGAAAGATTAGTAGAAGCAGAAGTATGGAATCAAAGTAAATCTAAATTACAGATGCTTAGATCTATTCTTGTGATCAACAATATTAAATCAAGAGAAGAGGAAATTAAATTAAAAATAAAAAACCTATTAATAAGACAGTCTAGAATTTACATAGATTATTTTAATTCTTTAAATACTCCAATAAGAAATCTTGGAGACTGGTATAATGAGGTATTCGATTTTGAAGAATTTCTAGATGAAGTTTATCTTGTTATGTTTAGAGAATTGAAAAAACCAGCTATTAAAACTTCAGATGAATGGAGAGAATTAAGTAGACAAGCTTTTATCAATGAGCAAATGGAAGATATCGCAAATATTATGATAAAATTCCAAAGTAAAGCTAATGAAAAATTGAGGAGAAAACTAAGAGACAGAAAAAAAGAAGTCGGTGAGTCTAGAACTAAGATACTACATTTCTTTTAAAGTAATGTAAAATCTCCAAAATTCCTGTCTCTTTATTTTATCTACAATAACTCCTAATTCTTGCTCTATAGAAATGCAGAATCTATTTATTTTATAATCAACATTTGAATCTAATTTTAAAATCTTAAAACTAAAACAAGGAGTACCGTAATCATCATACCAGTTTTCTTTAAATCCATATTTTTCTGCTATCTTAATAATTTGTTTAGAGTTCATTTTCTTGTAATATGCGAGATAAAAAATCTTTCTAATAATGGATGAAAATCTTTTTCGAATCTGATCTTAAATAATGATTTACCTTTTGTCATAAGAAGTACAGCCATAGGAGGTATTAGAACAGATAAACCTTTACTAAATATAAATAATGCTTTATCTAATAAAAGTCCTAAAATAAGACCGATAGATACATCAATACATCTACCATAAGATCCTTTAATCCTGTTATATCTATTAGGATTAATACCGAAAAATTTATAGTCTGATTTATTCATTTCCAATTAATGCATCAAGCATCTTATCCTCCTTAATTAAAGCATCGTAATCGGTGTCATCTATCATAAAAGCCTCCTTTTCATCATTAAGGCTTTCAAGATATTCTTGTTCATAATCAAGGTAATCTCCTTGCTGTTTAAGTTGTAATATTTTAGGTATGTCCATTTTTCTTATTTGATAAATATAATACTCTCTTCATATTTATAAAGGTTCTCATTTCTCGCACAATGTGATAAAATATTGTAATCAAAACGACAAATTTATGATAGATAATATATAAGAAATATAATAATATAAAGGATTATTATCTAAATAATCCAAAATACTTACGAATTCTATTAAATAAAGTACTTTTAATAATTTTTCCTTTAATACAATACATACACATGGATCCAACTACTTCATTGCTAAATGGCCTGAATTCTTTATAGCTGCATTTTGTACATATTATATAATCAGTCATTTTAATCCACCTAAACATTCTGAGCATTTATTTCTTCGAACAAACACAAGCCTATATAATCCATAGAAAATACCACCGAATATAATAAACCAGAAAATAGAAAATCTCTTCTTTCTAGCTATCGTAATTTTATTACAAGTATCACAATGGCCTCTAATCATTTTTATCATCCCTCCATCTTACAAAATTAGGATGTCTTGGTTTTTCTTTAACTCCTACTTCCATAAATTTGAATTCGATCCATCTGCCTATGTATTCATTAGGATTTTCAAAAATGTGCTTTCTAATAGCTTCTGTTTGTCCTATAGGAACAGATACTTCTCTTCCGTCTTCCATGATACATTCGAATGATGCAGCTATACCAGTTGGTTGCATAAATTCTTTTTTATGTGATCTTGTAGATTTACCCATTTCGTTTATTTCTGCTTCTGCTATTGATTCATATCTTTCAGTGATTCCAACAATTTTTGCATCATCTGTTACAAATGGTTTATGTTTTAATAAATCTTGAGATGTAGGAGTAGCTCTTCCATATTTATATAAAGAATCCGGTTGTCTTGTAATAAGTCCTTCAAATCCTTTTTCTAATGCTTCTCCGAAATAATTATCCAGATGAATTTTTTCTGTAACAATATTAACTTCTACGAATTCGATCGGTAGATGTTTATAATCTTCACAGAATTTTAATAATTGCGATACTCTATGTTCATAAGGATAATTTATATCATTTACCATTAAATCGAATGCATGAAATTGAATTGAATCATGTATTTCCTGAGATAGACTTCTAACATTACCAGAGATAACATTGAATTCTAATTCATGTGAATATAATTCACCATCTAAAATAAGATCGTGTTCTAATGTTGCTTTTATTAATTCGTCGAACTTCTTTAGAAGGGACGGATTTTTAAATTCTTTATTATGTGAGGAAAATAATTTACCTTCT